GTTGACCTTCCTTAGCGTTTTGGTACGATTAAATTTGATTTCTTTTGGGCCTGATTGCCACCAAAGAATGCTTTGTAGTAATGCTCATCAAAGGAGAAGCGCTTCATGTGTGGAACGACTGCTCCTGTGTGGCAGTAGACTGGTACATCTGCTTTACCAACTAGTGCAAAGAAATAGATGTCTTCACCCATGAATGTCTTGCCAGTGCCAATCTCGTTGAAGATGGCAACCTCGTTGCCCACTGCTTCAATAATCTTGTCAATTACATTTCGGTGCATAAGAACAAATCCCATACCCGCTGCCTCAACTTTAATAAGTTTATTCTCTGGCATTGGGTGAACTCGCTTGATGCCAACCACACCATCTTCTGCTTCTGCGAAGTTAAAAATAGTTGGCATTGGAATCATTAGCGGTTCTTCTGGTGTATCTGTTGTGAAGTAAACTCCAGTAACAATAGGGCGCTCTGTGGCGTCCTTGTTGTCCCAGAGTAACTTAAACTTTTCTGGTGTAATAACAACATCTGAGTCAACCCAGAGCAACCACTCCGAGGTGTTATTTTCGTACCAGTAACGAATTATCTTTTCACGCTGTCTTGCAATTTGGTTGCCTTGGCTTCGTAGTGTTGTGGTAAACTCAAGTCCTGACTTAAGCATTACATCAGTAACGCCTTGCATAAACTTTCCATCAACCATTCCATTATCGCACCAAGCGATTGATACTGTTTCCTGTGCCATTGTCCCCACCTTTGTCAGTTACTTCTTTGTTGTCTTCTTGGTATTGCCTTTGATTTGCGATACTCCAAGCCCTGCTGCCATTGTCTTCTTCTTAGGCATTGTCTTAGGCTTTGGCTTTGCTGCAGTTGCTGCTGGCTTTGAAGCAAGTTGGCGTGCAGTTGTAGGTGTCTTAGTTACTGCACGTGATGCTAGATAAGCGCGAGCCTTATCCTGCATAGCCTTCTGTGCGTATTCGCTCTTGGTTCCTACGCCCTTACCAGCCTTTGCCATTGCGGAAGTTGGCTTGCCGAATGAACCCTTAGGTCCAACCTTGACACCTTCTGATGCTAACTTCTTCTGCATAACATTTGCTACAGTGCTAGAACCCTTACGAGCGGCTAGAGCCTTACCAACTGTTGGAGATAACTTAGATGCAAGTCCTGCAGCCTTACCGCGTGAAGCAATGAGTGCTCCTGCAGCGGCTACTCCGCCTGCAACCTTAAGACCAGTGCTAATTCCGCTGCTCTTCTTTGGTGCAGCAGATTTAGCCATACGACCTGCTGGCTTCTTGTTAGCACCTGCTGGTGCATTAAACTTTGGTGGTGTTGCTGTCTTGGTTGCTTCGCCTAGACGACGAGCACCGTACATACGCTTTACACCTTCAAGGAACTCTGCTTCTCCGCCTTTGCCGCTAGCCTTAATTTCGCCAGCACGCTTGAGAGCGCGAGTCATTCCCTGTGTCTTAATAAAATCAATCATATCCTGCTTAACGCGGATTTTCTTTACGCCACCAGCGCCTTGTGTATCTGTTGTTGCTTTAGCCATAGTTGTTACCATTTCACCTTGTCTGCCCAATATGCGGCACTCATTTTTCCTTTAGAGATATTACTAGCATGACGCGCCTTAAAGGATTTGCGACGCGCTGCGGATGCTGGAGACTCGCCAGCCTTGCTAGGTGAACCAGAAACGCCTTGTTGTCCAAAGCGGATGGTTTTAATCTGGCTACCTACCTTAGCCACAACAACGTGTGACTTAGTAGGGTGGCTAGGTGTTTTCTTTGGCTTGTTAAAGCCAGACACGCCAGCCCGAGTTAATCTTGAGTCTTTCATCTGAAACCTTTTGTTTTCTTTGCTACTGCCTTAGGTTGTTTTACGAACTGCTTGCCTTTAGCATTACCTTTAGCCTTGGCCTTGTTAGTTGCTGCTTTCTCTGCAGGACTTAACGCAGCCCATGCTGCTTCTGGTAAATATCTTTTCTTGCCTTTAGATGGCTTACCATCAGAAGTCTTCCACTTTTGTGAAGACCACTTCTTAAGTGATTGCTGTGATTTAGCAAGTGCCATTACTTGTATCCTCCGCCTGCCTTTTTGTACTGAACGGCAAGTAACTGTGCTTTACGAGCAGACCATTCTCCAGGGTCTCCACCCTTAGAGCCAGCCTTAATCTTCTTAAACAAAGACGCTCTCATACCAGGTTTAGTGTAATTGCCAGCGGCATTTACTTTAGACTTAGCCTTAGGCATTATCCCTTAGTCCGTCTTCCCTTGCGGTCATAACGAGCACCCATGAGTACTGCTCCTGCTAATTGACCACCTTGACGGCGTGCAATCCCAGCAAGTGTGTTTGCCATCTCATCAGTTCCTGGCCCTGATGTATTGCTCATCTCAAGCGTACGGCGGTTAGCCTGATAAACATCGTTAATTTCTTTTGCGATGTTTTCAAAATAATTATTCTTCTTTTTCTTTGGCATTACTTCTTCTTGCCCATCTTCTTCATGCCCATTTTAATTTCTTTCATTTTCATGGACTTAGATTCCATCTTTTCGCCAGCCTTATATGCAGCCTTCTTCTTGGTTGCAGCCTTCTTCATTGGCTTGCCAGTCTTCTTAGCCTCGGCCTTAGCCATTGCCATACCTTTTGCTGTGTAAGCAAATTCTTTCATTCCTACTTTTGGCATTATGCTTGTCCTATCTCTTTCATTACTTCGGCGGTTTTTTTAGTTATTTGATGTGCCTTAGGCATTGTTTCTGAGTTGTACGGTTTGCCTAAAGTTTCTGATGCAGCGTGTGCTGCTTCTATATGTGCTCTTGTCGTGCCACCTGGTTGGATACCTTGTGCCTTAGCGTCTCGATATGCTTTTAACTCAGAGGTCCATTTCTTATCAGAAATGTCTCTAGTTGCATCACCAGTTCCTAATTCAAGAGTTCCTATCTTACAACCAAAACATCCTTCAACATACTCTGGATGTGCCTGTATTTGATGTAGATTCATTGCGTCCCTTACTGTGCTGTAAAATTAGCCTCTGTTACTTCAACTCCGCCAGCAATAAGTGCTGCCTTTGTTGCGTCATTTACTGTGTGCTCGTACCCACCTCGGTAGACTTCATCGTATGTGAGTAGGTCTTCTTCTACTGGATAACGAGTTTGGTAGTACTCGCCATCAGTTTTAATGATTGTAATTCCTTTGCGTAAGTTGGCAAAGTAAAATAACCTATGTCCGCCAGATGGACCTTCTAGTACATATGGAGGTCTGAATGTCCAATTTGCCATGATACTCCTTCTAGTTAACTTACTGATGAGGCTAGGTTTCCCTAGCCCCACCCGTCAATCAACTAAGCGATTGATGAACCTGATTCGATTCGGTATAGTGCTTCTTCGCGGTAGCGAGCAAAGCCGAGTACGCCGTACCAACCCATTGGGCGGTGACGCATCAACTTGTCAACGACTGGTCCGATGACTACATGTGGCTCTTCAGCAACTGCTTCTGCAAGCGCTTGCTGTCCAGCAATGATAGTACGGTAGTTACGAGCAGATGATGCTCCGTCTGTAGCGTTGTATAGACGTGGTGACTCTACGAAGTATGCACCTTCGTATGTACCAATTTCTCCCGCCCAGATGCGGTCCTGTGATGAACCGTACTGATTTGGAAGGAGCCATCCTGCTGAACCTGTCTCAGCACGAAGGTCGTGTGAAACTTCTGGGTGGAGACCAGCCCAGTAGAGTGAGCCCTTACGAGCAACTGCCTTGCCTGCACGCAACTTCGCAACAGCCTTACGGATGTTAGCAGAAGAGAGTGTTGCAGCAGCAGTAATTGTTGCTGTTGATGTTGCAGTTGAACCTGAGTAGATTACGTTTGTTCCAGCACGCAATGTTGCCATTGCTACTGCGTCAATTGAATCTGCAAGGTTAAATGCGATGATGTTAGCAATTGCTGGGTCTACATCAGCAAGGCTGAAGAGTTCCAAAGCACGTGTTACAAGAACAGAGTTACCGTACTCGTTAAGAGTAATAGTAACTGATGTTGGTGTAGACATTGCTACTGCATCTGGGTCAACTGTTTCTGTGAGAGCAGATGTTGCTGCTGTTAGGTCAACGTAGCGTTGCAGAACAACTGTTGAACCTGGGATGCTTTGCTTAGCAGGACGCTTATCAGCGACTGAACGAATGAGTGGCTCTGAACGGAGCGCGAACTCGAGAAGTCGGTCATAAGCCTTCTGTACTAAACCAGCAGAACCCGCTGTGCCGCCGAGGTTATCGGAAGCAGTGGATACGTATGCGTTAGCCATTTAGGTTATTTCCTTTTTGTAGTTAGAAACTATGATTAGTTTTGTGCGCCGTAAATCATGTTGATGATTTCTTCTGCGGAATCCGCATTAGCAATCCTCATTGACATGTCTTCGGCTCGGTCAGGTGTTATTGCACCTTGAGTAACCAAATCCTGCTGACGTAATGTCGCACGGTTTTGGCTGTTTACTTCAGGCGCATCCTGGCGTACTTCTATTCCAAACAAGTCTGCATTATCATCGAGCCAGTTATTCACTGACTCTTCGTTAATATCATCCAAGTCCTTTAGGACTAGTCGTATTGCTTTTGGATTCACACCCTTCTTTTCTAGGGTTTCTTTGACGATACGCTCACGCTGCCCCTTGGACAATGTCTCAAGTTGCTCAGTAAGGTCTTTGATACGCTTCTCATCTGCACGCTTGGCTTTACGCAACTTCTTTAAGAGGTCGCTTCCGTCCATTGGTGCTTCTGTTTCTGTATCTAGGTCTTCGTCTTCGTCATCCCAGTAGTTGTTGCTCATAGCAACCACCCTTCTATTCGTTGTAGTCGCAAGCCTCAGTGACTAGTCGGGGAACTAGGCTGGCTCTTGCTATCGGTCTAATACTCTGACGGGGCCGATGGGTCCGTTCAGGATTCTATTTAGATTAAGCCTTGTGCTCTACTTTGAGAGTTAAGGCGTCCACTTCTACCAGAGAATCTATTTACTTCTTCTTCTCCGATTTTAGCAATCTTATCTTGTGCGGCAGCATTGCTTTCAAACTGTGCAGCAATTGCGTCTTTCTGAGTGAAATCAATACCGCTCATTTTGCCTAGCATCTGTCCGCGCTCAAGGCGCTTGACATCCGCAAATCCAGCAAGTGACTTGTTATAGTCATATCCGCGTGCAGCAATGTCTGCTGCTGTAGCCATGTCAATTGAAACATTCTGTGACTTGGCTGCAGATAGGGTACTGATTCCTTCAATCTTCTTGTTGAGCGCTTGTGCGCCTTCCTTGCCAGTGAGTAGTGCTTTGGCAATATCTGTACGGCTAACACCAAGGTCAAGGAATGTTTGAAGGTCTGCTTTAAGTGCTGCAGGTGCATTATCAATCGAGTTGAATGTATCGTTGATTAGGTTGGTTACTTCAAGAACTGACTTGCCTAGACCAAGAACGCCACCAAGGAACTCTTGAGTAGCAATATCTCCCATACCTGCTTGACGGAGTACATCACCCATGTCAGATTCTGACTTGAAGTACTCGGCAACTGTTGGTACGCTAATTGCTTCGCCCTTTGCAAGGCGGTCTTGGAGTGAATAGATACCTTTGAATCTGTCAGCAAATGTCTTAAGTTCTGGGTTATTGCGTGCATCTTGAACCGATAGGTTAATTGCTTCGTCAATAGTAGAACCAGTGGTGTAGTATTTAGATGTCACGGCATATAGTGCGCTAACCCAAGGCATCTGTACTTCATCTTTTCCAAAAAATAATGCAAGAGTATTTCTAAATGTTTCAAGCGCTAATGTGCGCTTTTGTTCATTTGAAACGGGTGTACCAATTGGTTGGTAAACAATAGGTGAACCGATTGATTTAGAAACTGCGTTTAGTTCTGCACCAGCAGCATCAACATCAGCAATATTAGTATCAATCTCTCCGATTGTTTTATTAATATCTTTGTATGCTTTTGGCAGTTCTGAAATCGTAGTATCTACTGATTTAACAATGTCTGCTGGAGATGGTTGAGTAGCAAGTGTTGCTTGTCGTGCGGCAAAGGTGTCCTTTGCAATAGCAATGTTCTCAGGGGTTGGATTCTTCTTAGCGTTGGCTAATGCAAAATTAAGCGCTGCTTGTACAGTACCTTGGGCATTAGATGCCTCTTCGGCTTCTCTGAAACTGCGTGCCATTATACTCCAAATCCGAAGGCTCTTGCAAGCCCTACTGCAGCGTCACGTGCATTCTCGTTTGCTTCTTGAGTCGCCTGATATTTGCGGTCAGACTTAGCCTTGAGCAATAAATCATATCGTGACGGTGGTTGCCCCTTGCCATCTGGTCCAGCATAGTTCATGTACGATGAAACAATTGGGTCATCAAAAGAGATGTCTTTTTCTTCCATCTCCCATGTCTTTGCTAGCATCTTGATAACAGGAGAAGCGATATCATATGTTGTTAGTTCTGGGTCTGTAGCAAAGCGGTCCGCAAACTGTGGGTATTCCTTTTTGGCAATCTGCTGCAATTCTATCTTGTATGCATCAATTGTCTTCTTGCCCATTGCAATTTGCTTTGCAGCAGCGCGAATATCATTGTCTGTGACACCCATTAGTTGGAATGCCTTTACAGCGTTACGAACCTCACCAAGTGCGGCAAGTGACTTAGCACCAAGGTTCTTTTCATCCTTGAAGTTAATCTTCTGCCAGATGAAGTCTCTAGCGAATTCTGCTGGGTCAAAGAATGATGGGAACTCTTCCTTCTTTGTTGACTCTGCAACCTGGCTAGCAGCATCTGCTGTGGCACCCTTAGTTGTCTTACTTGATGAGGTTGTAACAACCTTCTCAATCTGAGCATCTTGAGCCTGGGTAAACAGGGCCAAGAAGTTCTTGATATCATCAGTGCTAAGTTTGCCCATGAAGTTGGCTTCCGCCATAACCTTCTCAAGCAAGCCCTTTGCTGTCTGATATGTAAG